CTCCTTTATATAATATCTTAGGACATTCAAATAGTTCTGTTCTAGTGGATCATAATTCACCAGAATTTTCATTACTTGTTCCTTTTGATATCACGATATACACGTTGGAAAGAGCCGTTTGGGTATTTGAAAGTTGTTGGAATCTTTCCCCTTTCTCTCTTAAATTCGATATCAATGAGAGTATACTTCATCACAATTTCAACTCTCACCAGATCAGTTTTGGCCAACATCTTACGGATTTTCTTGCAACGTTTTGCGTTCATTTTCTTCTCCAAAAGGTAAAGGGAAAGGGATTTCTCCCCCTCCCCATAGTTTAAGTCTTACTCAGCTGAAGGTGCTGGGATAATACGCAGCCTCAACCAGTTAGTCACATTGCCGTTTTTATCCTTGGATTTTGTGTAGCTGATGCGTCCATAGAATTCAATTTCATTGGCAAACAGCTCGAACGTATCATTAAGAGTCATGCCATCCATTGTTTCCAGATCGCAGATTTTCCGAGCTTCCCGTTTGAAAAGTTCCAGCCCTTCTTTTGTTCCCTGGAAATTCATGGTGAAAAGACTCCCATCAGGAACAGGCGGCTCATCATAGGAAGAAAGCTCCAGAGTTTGTGTAGTTGCAATAACCACACGGATGGATTGCTTAACTCCATCCTCATTTTCAAACTTGGCAATCTTTCCTGAAACTGTTTTCAGCTTGTAATCACCAGCGGGAGGGTTGATATATTCTGCTGCTTCCTGGAAATCATCCAGGGTTTCGTCAGCAATAGATTCCAGATCGAGGAGGGTAGACACTTTGCTCATTTTGATTCCTTCTTAACAGGTTGTGGTTTGGGTTTTGGTTTCTTGCTTTTGCAGGGTCTTGGTGTTACATTAAACGGCTGCTTATGTGGATAATGTGATTTTTCCATTTACTTTATGATGCCTCCTTTAACTAAGATTTCTGCCATAGTAATCTCAGCAGCAGATTCCACTTTGATTCCGAGTCGCGATTTGGTTTGTGTATTCAAAGCGTAGGTTGTGCTTGATCCTCCTACATGCTTTTTGTTTCGCACCTCCAGATTAACAATGGTTCCGAAATACTTTCCTACTCGTGTGGAGAAATTCTTGGTTCCCATGAGTGGATAGATTTTTGTACGAAGGAGTGTTTTATTCACTCCTGTTCCTGAGTATTCCTCATCGTAAAGTGTGTGAGTTAGAACTACGAAATTGGTATTCTTTCCTAGTTGAACTACCTGTAGGATATTCTTCAACCAGTTATTGATTGTTCCCCACTCCTGAATCTGTAGGATTGCATCTTCTGGCTGCCCTTTTAAGAGAGCATTTACCCCACAGTCTGCAAGCTGAGAACCTGTATCAATAATTACCAACTCATTGTGATTCATCTTGTTGAGGTTAAAGATCTGTGTGGGTTTTCCTTCTTTTGGGCAAGCAAGACAATTGATGCGCCCATGTTCTTCACATAGCACTATGTCTTCCTTTGCTGAGAACATCTTCAGCATTGTGCTCATTACATGGGGATCTTTTCTGGTGTCACAGATTCTGAACAGTTGGATCTTTTGCAGGGCAGAATCAGGAAGGCCCATTGAAAGGATTGTATCGTGCCCATTTTCCAGGTCCAGATATACGACTCTTTCTATTGCAGGAATCAAAGCTGCTGTTGCTGCCAGTCTTGTTTTTCCGCATCCAGAATCTCCGTATATCAGAATAGAGTGGCTGGAAGATTGCTTTTCTCTCGCCTTTTTTAGGGCTAGCATATCCATATCAATCCTCCCTTTTCTTTCGTGAGAGATATTTCCAAAGCGCCTCCCCCACGGAAATAAACCACAGAATCCCCAGGAAAAGAACAATGAATTCAAGGAGAGTTAGGATCATTTAATTTCCCTTGCAATAAGTTTGGCATATCCTGCAATGTCATCCCAATGATCTTTGATGTCGGGGTCTCCTGCAAGAATCCGGCCAATCTTATGTGCGATCATACCAAGAGATTCCTTTTGTGTCGCACGAAGATATGGCCAACCTGGTGATTGTTTCATTTGATACTTGATTGCATCAACAATAATTGCAAGGACTTTGAAATCCCCATGAGTCTTTTCACGTTCCGCCAGGATTTCTTCCGTTCCTTTCTCTATGTTTCTGGAGCAAATAGGCTCTTCTTCCTTATTCATCCCCAAGGTAGAAAGGGATTCCTCTTTGTTCATACAAGGGCCAGGTTTTTCTTTCTTGATTTCAATAAGCTCCTTCTCAGCTGCCAGAAGTTCTTGAACCCTGGTCATAGAAACAGTAATCGTATCCATTTTTCATATCCTTTCCAAGTGATCCTGAATTAGTTCGTCAAGTTTGAAAGTAAATTGATATTCAGTTTCGTCAGGTTCCTCCTTCTTTGGAGTATCCAGAGCATGAAGTCCACAGGTTCCGAATTCTGAACATGGTCTGTTGAATTTCAGACAGCTCTCCCCACGTTGAGGAAAGATTCCCATTTCCATCATATCTTTCACTCGTTT